TGCATACCAAATTGATTTGGTTCCCATTTATTAAATCTACATCTACGTCCTAATAGTGTACCAATAGATCCTGATGTTTGAGCTGTCTTAGATGTATAATTCATAAGATCTCTAACAAAAGGTACGTTCTGATGATACTGATTAAACAAATCTTCTGCTTCTTGTTTTGTATTTAAACCTAATTCAGCTTGTAGCTTTGCCTTACCCATACCATAAAAAAGACCCAAATTGATCGTCTTGGCTTGTGTTCTTGATATGTTGGCCATGTCAGCTACTGTCTGATGAAAGTCAACACTGTTGTCCTTAAATTTATCTACAATACTTCCAACTGAATCATCAAAACAAATTGGCTCTGTTGTAGCTGCGTAGTGCACAACTAATCTTGGTTCTTGTTGACTGTAATCAAAACAACCCCACTTGTGATCCTTTTCTGGAATAAATAAAGATCTAATCATTGGTCCTAGTTCTTTATTTCTTGCAGGTATTTGTTGTAAGTTTGGATTAGAATAACTAAATCGTCCTGTAACTGTACCACCTTGATCAGATCTAATAGGATTAATATCTGCATGTATTCTACCTTTATGCTGATGTTTTAGTATCGTATCTATGAAAGTTGTATGTGCCTTGTTTATTTCTCTAGCTTTTGCTATGTTCTTAACCATCGGATGTTGATGATTGGAAAGGAAGTTTTTTGTAAATGAAGGCGCACCTGTTTTTTCAGTGGTACTATAATCTAAAGACAGCTTGTCAAAAGCTTTGGCAATCGATCTTGCTGCCCATATTTGCACATCTATACCTGTTTCTGCTTTTACTTGGTACATTAATTGCTCTTCTTGTTTACATAGTTGTTGTTTCATTGTATGAGCTTTGTCGACATCAACGCACACCCCTTTAAATTTCATATCAATCAAACACGGAAACAACTGTGTTTCTAAATCAAATATATTTGTTAAGTTTTGTTTTGTAATTTCTCTAGATAATACTTTGAATAATTCTAATGTTAGTTCTGCATCTTTCTCTGCATAAGAACCTACATACATTGCAGGTAGTTTATACATTTCTTTCTTAGGATCTATACCCCAAGACTCTGCAGCTTCTTTTAAAGCTTTCTCATTCTTTACTTCTCCAAGATAATCAAATGATACACTGTTCAGTGAATACCATAATCTATTCTCATCAATCAGTGAGGCCATAACCATTGTATCTATAATGTGACCATTGATAGGTATACCGTATGATTTAATCCAACATACATCATACATTGCATTGTGAAATATTTTTACAGCATCTGTTGCACAAACTTTCTTGAACCATTCTAAAACAATTCTTCTATCCATATTACCACCACCTTCGTGTGCAATCGGATAATAACCTGACCATCCTTCTACAGCTACAGCAATACCTACAATCTCACCATGACCTTGTATGGCACCAGATCCTTTTGCTTTAAGATCAGGATCTTTTGTTTCTAAGTCGATAGCTATAAATTTTGCGTCAGATAAATTTGGAAAGTCTTCTGGACAATCCCATTCAGTTTGTACGGCAAACATTATTTCTTTTTCCTTTTCATGTCTTCCATTTTTTTAATTTCTAATTCGCAATAATGTATTATCTTTTCTAAGTCTTCTATACCATTTTTTGTAAGATATCTACATACATATTTCACGACATTCCCCTGGAAGAACGAAAGATTATTTTTTGAAATAAACTCGTACGGCTGAATGTGAAAAGATTTATAATGCTTCCCGCCTATCTGCTTGTCTTGTGGAAAGGCATCTTTAAATATACTTGTGTCTGTCATATTATTGGTGCTCCTATGTTATATTGATATTCATAATCTTGATTGGTTATGAACAATTTTTCTTTTGCTCTTGTTATACCTACAAAGAATGTACGGTGTTCTGGGTCTGCATCTTTTTGTGCTGAGTCATATATGATTCTTTCTAAATCAGTAAATAAAACAACGTTATCGCATTCCTCACCTTTTACACTATGTATCGTAGATAATTTTATTCTTGCAGGTTTCATAAGATCATCACCATTCTTTAGAATGGTTCTAATGTACATCTTACTTGATTCTGGAAATTTTAATATTTCCCAGCTCCCCGCTGCTCGCAACCCGTATTCAGCTCTTAGTCCTTCCATATCAATCGATGTGATAGATTCTAGAGTCTTGTTGCTTGCGTACCCTCTTACTAAATGTCCGTCTTTAACTGTAAGATAATCCCATAAATCTTTTAGATCTTCCTTATTAACAAAGGCACCTTGGTTTAATCTTGTCCAAACTCTATATGCATTTACCATTCTCTTCGGTAATAGTTCTTGTTGCTTTGCTTCAAACCTTAAATTTAAATCATACATATGATCTTTTAATGCAGTCAACATTTTATTCGTTCTAGTCAATACCATCCAGTTACCTGTAGAAAAATCTATGTCTTGATATGCAATATCATTATATATTTTACCTTCAGCATCTCTTGGCTCCCATTGCTTTTCTAAACGCTGTGACATGTGAGGAAATATAGACTCAGCTAATTTATGTATTGTTCTAGGTACTCTTCTAGATTTTATTTGTGGATCGGTAATACCTTTTAAATTTATAAAGATATCAGGATCTGCACCTTGAAACGTGTAGATGGTTTGGTCATCATCACCAGCTACGTATGATCGTTGAGATTTAGATTCTATGTAAAAAAACATTTCCCATTGTAATGGACTTAGGTCCTGGGCTTCATCGAGGAAGACAGTATGAATTGGTGGACATTTGTCCTCCTCGACAAACTTGGAAATCATATCAGAATATTCAAACATACCTGTTTGTTCTTTGTATGTAATTAGATCTGCTTGGATTTGTTCGGTTAAATATATATCTGTGCTGTAATGTAATTCTAGTTGTAATGCAGCTTCGTCTAAAGGTATTCTTTTATTCTTTGCATACTCAATAATTTTCATATGACTATTTTTATATTGAGGATAACCAGATTCATTGATGTAACTTTCAAAAGATAAGTCAGCACATATGTTTGAAAAGTTTTTAAAACCTTTCCATTTATCTCCTTTCAATAAATGTGTTGAAGTATTTAGTTGTAGTTCTCTACTACCAAAGGCATGCATGGTACTTACAATAACATTGTCATTGGTAATTCTTTTCTTAGCTTCATCTGCTGCAGCATTACTAAATGCAATGTAAGCAATCTTACTAGGATCTGTTTGCTTCAATTCATGTTCTAGATAATACATAAGTCTATGTGTCTTACCAGTGCCTGGTGGTCCTGGTATTATTGTTCTAAGCAAAAGGTGGCTCCTTCATCTTATTCTTTCTTACAATCGGTTTGTTAACTTCTTGTTGTTCTATTGCAATATATCTAACACTTTTATTATTTATCTTGCCTGGTATCTCTTCTGCTTTAAATAATGTTTCTAATAATCTAGCTGTCTTTTGTTTTGGATATTGTTTATCTGGCCATGATTTAGTTCGTAATAAATATTTCCAAAAGTCTTTAAATTTAAAATAACTAATACCTTCTTCTGTATAAGCTAGACCACGTAAAATATCTTTCCAATCTTTACCGGGTATCTTTGTTGTATAATCTGTAAGTATTTCTTTTAGTTGTACATCAATCTTTGTAGACTCTGGAGCTTCGATAGGTATAGTTTCTTTTAGTAATTTGTTTATTGCCTTTCTCCATACGTGTTTGCCAATCGGTGGCATAGCTTGATTAATTTGTTCTAAACATTTTAGTGAGAACTTATCGGGTTCGTGTAATTCTGCTGACTCTACTTCAACTTGTTCATCACCTATCGTTACATAAAATAACGGTGGATCTGAATCATACTTTTGTATTTCTTTTATCTCTGCACCAGGAAGTTCATCATCACCTACACCATATTCTTGTAGTACACATTTTTTAGAATTACAGAATGATGCAATAGGTTCATCTTTACATTTGTATTGATAGTCTTTACCTTCGATGGATTTTATTAGTGTATCTATTTCTTTCTTATCTAACGGGGGTTTACAATACTCATCATTGTATTTAAATATTTTCATATCCCAGTCGGTGTATCTTTTCTTACAATACACACCGAAGTTATAGATCGCATTGTTTCTTTGGCCATTCGGTATACCTTGTTTAGCAATCGCTATTAAACAAGGTGGTGCATCTTTTAATAAATCATTCGATACTTTCTCTTCTTTAACTTTTAATTTTGTTAACTCATCTTCTGTTAGTTTGACTTTATCATACACGTCAAAAAATTCTTGTATTGTCATAGCTGAGCCATCATCTTTAACAGCATAACGTGTTGTCATTTTTACATTGTGATAAGGAAGATTTAAAAAGCTACCTGTACCACCTTTATACATGTCAACTTGGTTTTGTTTTGGAAATATCTCTGCTCTAGAATAACCCAATATGGCCGCCATATCTTTTAGTTTACTTCTAAACACAGCTGCTGGTGCAAACTCACTTGTAAATAAAAATACATGTGCTCCACCAGATTTAGATCTACATACGGTTAATGGAAAGTTATGTTTCTTTATTTTTGTAATTAAAGCTTTGTGATCAAAACCATTATACAGATCAATATCTATACAGGCCCATCTACATTTGTTTTGTTCATTAATAGGTATGATACCTAATGCAGGATCTTTACCTTCAAGATGTTCTTCAAACATCTTTGTTGTAGGGGTTTGTTTAATAATAAAAGATTTACTTTTATGTTTACCTCTGTCATCAAACTCATTTGTCTTTCTAGTTTGACCGTAGGCACTAAACGATCCGCCAAATATATCTATAAATTTATCTAATTCTGTCATGTCCACCAAAAAAATGGGCGGCATTGCTGCCGCCCAAAGAACTGTTAGCCTCTGTTAGCGAAGCTATTGTAGAACTTCTTTGCTCGTTCATACATTGTAGCATCTTCTAACATTCCAACTTTCTCGATATTAAAGCCATACCATTGATTACCTTTACCTGTATTTAATACAGAAGATAATTTATAAATGTGACTGAATGATGGTGGAGTATAAGGACCATTCTTACCATCTAAACTAATAGACTTCATCATGGAGTTCCACTTTCTGCTAACTTTACCTTGAGATGAACTCATAGATATCATTGCAGTTTCAGATCCCTTATCACCTGAGATAATTACAAAGTGTTGTCCTACAGTTAATATGTAGTTACCATTTTGTAATCTGTCTTTACCATCAGGTCCTTTGGTAGTCTTTTCAAGAATGTCCGAAGAGTCAGGATAAATCATTTCAGGTCTACCTGAACCTGTTCCATAATCTGCCCACTCTTGGTATTCTAACTTATAGTAACATGGAATCACATGTATTCCCTTGTCACCATTGTATAACTGTTTCGTAACAGTGTTTAAGAACATACCAGGTTCTGCACCTTCAACATAATTTTGATTACGTTTCTGTGCTTCTGCTGATCCGTTCTGTAGTAATTTTAAGATTGGTGGAGCCAGACTATCTGTCTTCACATTCTCAAAACCCATTTGCGCATCTGCTTCGAATAAAGAAGCTGAAGGCAAGTTTTCTTTTTTAGTTGCTACTTGTTTCGCGTCACTCATTTCTAGTTTCTCCTTGTTATTTTAGTTTGGTTACCCTCAAACGGTTTGAATAGGTCGGCAGGAACGTCTTGTCCAGATTCAAGTCGTTCCCTGACCAGTGCCTTGAGTGTCATCGGGTTTACTCCAATCTTCTGGATAGGTTCAAACCCGTTGCCTCGTGCAAGTTCAGCATATGATGCTGCCTTGTTATCTTCGCCACGACCAAAGGTAACGGTAATATCATTTTTAATAATATCACCTAGACCGTTGTTACGAAGCCATGTAAAAGCTGCTTCCTGTTGATCTTTAGGAATAGAAGCGCCGTAGACTTTTTTTATTTCTACACTCTCGCCATCCTTCAGCTTTAATTTTGTAATTTGCATATCATCCATCATCGCTGGAATTTCTATGCTTGAAACTTGTCTTGCTTTTTCTTTTAATTTTTTTAGAGACTCTTCTGCATTTGCAATCTCGTCTTCTAAATCTTTTAGTTCTAAAACTTTATCTGACAATCTTTTAGCTGAGTCTATCTGCTCAACAGATTGCATTCTATCGTTTTCAAAATCAATTTTTGTCATAACTTTCTCGCCTTTCTATATATACTTTCTATTTTGGAAGTCAACCTTTATTATATAAGTCTATCTCTACTGGATAATATCTCCTCTCTTGTTTATCCCACTTTAATAAATTGTACTTTCCATTTGTGATATCTGATACTATTGAACACGCAA